ATCTATAATAACCCATTTATCACTGGTTTCAAAAACCATTTTATCTGCTTTTGTATTTAAATGTCCTTTTTTTCCAATGATATTATCTTTTACTTTTTGAATAGGACGTAGATCAAATTTAAATTCTTGATTAGATTTATTTTTTAAAAAACCTTTAACATCCCATAGTTCTTTATCTTTTTGAGCCTGGGTAGGAAAAGTAAATTCTTTTAAATAATTTAAAAATTTATTCAAAAGGCACTTTACAGTACTCATCAGGAAGACCTAAATGACGCCTTGAATCAAATTCTCTTTTATCTGCACCCTCTGTTTTTTTATTTATGTAATGTAAAAAAACTTGACCACACTCTTTTCCTTCCAATGGTTCTCTCCAATGTTTTAATTCATTTCCTTTATAAACTAACATATCACCTATTTCTAAATTTATTCCTACTTCTTTATTTCCTTCATTTGTTGACTCTAAATAAATTGTCCAAGGATCACCTCCTATTGCGATTGTAGTAGATATCTCACAACTAGATCTATCTTTGTGTCTTTTTAATATATCACCTTGTTTATATAATCTCGCATAAGAATAATTCATATATAAGTCAAGCTCTGTTGTTTTTTCTATTAAAGAGTGAAGTTTAATTAACAAAGTTTCCATAACAATATCTGAATAATGAGAATAAGTATTTTGTGCTTGAGGATCATTCCAAATTCCTAATAGGCAAGTATTAGGTTTTATAAAATTATCTGTATATAAAGTATGAGCAACTTTTCTTTTTAGTTTAAAATAATTATATATAAATTCTGATAATTCTTTTGATACAGCATTTTTAACAACTGCGTATTTATTTTTTTTATACATCACTATTTAAAACTAGGTCCAGTTATCCATCCTACTAAAGAATTTCTCTCTCCTTCTGTAACGGGAGTAACTTCGTGTAAAACATAACTTGGAAAAGCATAAAGCATACCTTGAGTTTTTTTAGCAACAAAAGGTTCTGAACCTGTATACAACTTTAAATCTCCTCCTTCATAATCTGATGGATCTGATAATTGAATAGTCAAAGATAATTTTCTAATAGCCTTATTAAAACAACTATCTATATGAGCTCCGTAATGTCCTGATGGAGCTATATAATTTGTAAATTGTAACCCTTCATTAAAACCTGTTAAATCAAATTTAAAATATTGACTATTTAAAGCAGTTATACTATCTACTAATTTTCTAAAAAGCCAATTGGTATCATCGTCAGGATAAATCCATGAAACATTGCTTTCTCTTACAGAGCTTTTACCAAGTTGTTTATTTCCAATGAAGACGGTTGCATCTTTTAAAGATTGTTTTTTACCTGTTTTAATTAAATATTCGCATTCTTCTTTTGTTAAAAAATTTTCTACAAAAGCATATGTATGCACATGATCTAACTTAAAACTCCAACTTGTGTTGGGAACATTCATTTTATTAATAACTTTCTTTTTTATTTTTTAATAATTATATTAGGGAATCCCAACTTGAATTAGATTCATTCCAAACAAAATCAAAACTAAATTCTTCTTGAACGTGAGATCCTAACCATCTTATATTATCATTATCAAATTTTATTTGCCAAAATTTTTCATCTCCATTTTCATCAGTGTAAGACTGTATTGATGGAAAAGGTATTGGGGGATCCCAAAGACCTTGATCATTGGGTCCAACATAGTTTGAAAAAGGTTTTGGACCAATAAAAATATCTTTTACAGGATCATAAGATCCTCCTAAACATGCATGATTCGCTCTAAATGCTTTTGATTGATCACCTTCTGTGCCATCAGCATTGTAATATTTTCCACTTCTAGTGTTGTATGAAGTTTGAAGCCATTTTGCGTTAGGTTCATTATATAAATTTTTTAAAAATTCAATACCTAATGATTCTTGTTCAGCTCCATTTTCATCTGTGATAACATTATTATGTACACTAACAACTTGTACCACTGCATTATTTTCATCTATTTTTGCAAAAGTAGCCATTATGCTGTGTAACTCCCTGTGCCTGTAAATGCCATTATTGTATCTGAACCAGATGTTGTAACTGTTGGTGAACCTGTAGTTGTACCTGAATAATTTTCAGTAGCCACTCTTAAAATTACTACGCCTTTTCCACCAGAACCTCCGTTTGCACCTGAACTTCCAGGTGGAACTCCAGAATTAGCGCCGGCTCCGCCGCCACCGCCACCAGTATTAGCTATTCCACTAGTTCCTACTTCATCTGTTGTGCCGGCTCCACCGCCACCGTCACCTGCGGGTCCTGGACTGGCTGGAGTACCACCTCCGCCGCCGCCTCCTCTAATAACTTCTGAACCTGTTATAAAAGAAGCTAAGCCATCTCCACCATATGCTTGACCATCTGTATTTCCTGCTTCTTCGGCTCCTCCGCCGCCTCCAGCTTGTCCACTAGGGCCACTTCCTGAAGAAGGTCCTCCAGCAAAACCTTGATTAGCAGTTCCAGCTCCTCCTGAGCCACTTCCTTGATTTCTTGCTCCGCCACCTGATCCTCCGGAAGCTCCGGTATCTGAACCAGCTGCTGTGGCTCCACCCATTCCACCTCCAACTGAGGTAATTGTGGTAAGACCTGCACCTGCTATTGATGAATCATCTCCATTTGCGCCACCAATAACTTGACCAGAACCTTGACCAGTAGCGCCAGCACCTCCGTCTCCGACTGTAATAGTATAAGTTCTGTTTGGAGTTATTTGTAATGGAGTTTCTGTTGAACCACCACCACCAGAAGTCTCTGATGCATATGAATTTCTATATCCTCCGGCTCCTCCGCCGCCTCCTCCAAGCATGAAAGAACTTCCTCCACTTCCTCCTCCGCCACCAGCGACGACTAAGTAAGAAGCTGCATAAGGTTTTGGTTGACCAGAAGTAATACCAAATCCCTTGGCTGCTCCTGCTGCTCTAGTTCCTAATAAAGGCATTTATATCTCCTTATGCAAACTGTGTTAGTGCTGCTAAGGCTGTAAATGCAGCATCTCCAGTTTTAATAATTGTGTATGAATAAACATCTAATGAGTTAGCATTACCTTCAGTTGGCGCTGTCCCACCTTGCCATTCTGGAGTAACACTTGATCCATCAATTGTAACAGCTGAATTTCTATATTCTGAACTACCTACTTTAACAATATGAGCTATCGTAATAGATTCTCCAGCATCCATAATTGAGTTTAATGTATTTGATCCATCACCTCTAATGTTTATTGTCCAATCTCCAGCTGCATTAGTAGTGTAGTTTAACACTGCTTGAGTAAGCACATCATAGTTGATTGTACCCGTAGCTGCTGTAGCTGTTGTAGTAACTTTTTCTGCAACACTTTGAATTTTACCTTGACCATTGAAAGTCGCTCTACCGATTCCTTTTGGTGTAATATTTAAATCAATGTTAGTGTCTCCACCAGTTGCTGAAATATTTGGTGCATTACCTGTAGCTGCATTGGCTACTGTAAATTCATTAACTGCAGATCCAGTTGTAGTAAATGTAATTTGTTCGTTACCGCTTTCATCAATAATACCTGTTGCAGTGTCAATAGCAATATTTTTACCATTTGCATCTAAGTTAGCTGAAAGTTGTGGTGAGTAGTCAGATGATAAATCTGTAAATAATGTATCAACAACATTAGTTCCATCTGAGTAAATCATTTTAGTGCCTTTGTCAGCAGCAGCCCAAGTTACTCCAGTTCCTGAAGTAGTTTTAAAAGTTACTGCGTGAGCACCAGTAGTAGCGTTACGAACTATAAAAGTTTTTTCAATAGAATTAGGAATAACAACGTTAACTGCTCCTCCAATTGTACCTGTTAATTTTAATACTGCGTTTTTACCATTAGAAATAGCACCGTTTGAAAAAGTTAAAGTTGCACCTGATGTAATACCAACTGCTTCATAACCACCGATTGCTTGTTCTACGATTAATAAGTTTGTGTTTGTAATTTGTCCCCAAGTTCCTGAGTTTTCTCCAGTTGCTTGTACTGTAAGTTTTAGACTAGCTGATGTAGAGTTTGCCATAATATTTTTTCTCCAATGTTCTTAATTTATTAAAATTTTATTCAAGTGTCAAACACTTATTTATGCAGCGTTAGTATCAACCGGTTTCCATCCTGGAGGGTCAATTGGTGCTGTGCCTGGATCTACTCCGTTCCAAATCAGTACATTTGTACTGGTTCCTAGACCCATTGTCAACAAGTTTCCTGTAGGAATTACTTTACCTGTACCTGTTGCAGTTAATGTTCCAACGTTAGTAAATAGGTTAGTTAGACCTGTAATAGTAGGTATAGTATTTGCGTCTAATACAGCTGTTCCTAAATTAGCCGTTAAACTAAATGTAACATCTGGTACTGCTAAGAATGTTCCATTACCCCATTTAGATTCACCCCAAGTAGCATCACTCCAACCCATAGCTGTTAAAACTCGAGTAGTAGCATCACCAGTAATATTAAAATTACTTATTGGTGATAAAGTCATAGCCATTGCTTGACCAGTAGCTTCTGCATCTGGTTCAGGGTCAACACCAGAGAAATTTTCTAACATTGACATAGTCAATGTATTTATTTGTTGATTTCCATATACTCCAAATCCCCAAGAAGATTTAAGACCCCATGTTGAAGCTGATTTAGCAGATATTTCTGCAATAGTAATATTGTCTCCAATTGCTGTACCTAAAGCAATTGTCATTGGTAAACTTCCAGTATTTATAACTTCAGGGTCATATGACAATGTCATTGTCATTGGAAGACCAGTAGGTTCTGCAACAAAAGCAGCAAATGCAGTTACTGTAGAAGGAGAAGATACTGTCATTTGTCTACCAGTAACATCTACATTTGAATCTCCATCGAATGATAAACCTGCACTACCTTCAAATGCAGTCATAGTTTGACCAGTTACACTAACTACTTGAATAGATGCACCCCAGCCTTCAACTCCCCATCCGTCTGAACCCCATCCTGTATTAATTTCATTATCAATAACTACGTCATTCAATGACATGGTCACTGGAAAATTATTTGCAAGTGCTTGTCCTCTTATACCCCAAGCATTTATATTCCAGCCAAGTCGTCCCCAACCAGCATTTATTTCTGTTTCAATTAAAGTTTGTGTACCAACAGCCATTGTGGCTGAAACACCAGAAGGAATTACTGTACCATAACCATTCCACACACTTGTTCCCCAAGTGAGTCTTCCCCAACCTGTACTTGATGATTGTTCTACTTGTCCAAGATTTGCAGATAAACCAAAACCAGTTACTATTTGATTTCCTGTACCAACTGATCCCCATTCACCTTCACTCCAAGATTCACCGCCCCATCCTTTACTAGGAAAGGCTACTGAATTACCTAATGAAAAAGTTGCACCTATCCCAGTTACAGAAATATTATTTACTTCTGTATTCCAAGAATTGTCGCCCCACGATGCTTGACCCCAAGTGGTTGCCATAGGAGATTACCTCCTAAGATTAACCAGAGATCCTTAGAATCGCTGCTGTTGATGTTGGCGCTGGAAACTGAATTGTGAAAGTTCCTGATGTAGCTGTTTTATCTGCTCCAAAATCTAAAACACAAACTGATGCATTAGTTGTATCAGAAGATGTGTTGTAAATTAAAGCACCTCTAGCAGTTAACGTCACTCCAGTAAAAGATCTGTCTGCGAAATCACATCTTGCTACACCAGCAGTCATAGAAGTTCCTGAGTTAACAAGAGCTCCGCCACCAGCTGTATACTGACCACTGTTGCTAACTTCAGATGAAGTTGTGTAAGCAGTAGTAGCAGAGTTTAGAGTTGCTGTTGAAGAGTAAAGAGCTAATTTAAACTTATCACCACCAGTTTGTTTGAAATTCATGTCAGCTTCTAAAAGCTGTTTTTTAAATGAATTACAAATTGCTTGTGTTATTGCCATAGTTTATCTCCTTATTTTCCTATTCGAGGAACACCACTTTGGTATTCATCCCGTCTTCTTCTTCCCATTTGTTCAATTGAGAAGCCTTCAACCACTTGTTTATACTTTTGTTCGTATAATTGCAAGAGGTCTTGTGGGCCTTTTAAAAATCCATAAGCCTCAACTAGGCATGCATACAAAAGTCCATTGGGAAAATTCAAACTTAAATATGTTGTTGTATTTGTACTCGATAATCCAGCATCTTTCAAGATATAATTTAACTGAATTGTGTAAGTCGCATCTGGAGTTGGAGCAAATACTAGATGGTTTTTGTCCCACCAACTATAGTATTTTGGAACTCCTGTAGTTTCTAAATTATTAAACTCTGACATGAAGCTAGTATCTCTCCATTGTAAAAAATCTCTATTGTTAGCTGAAGATGTTCCATCAGAATCTACAATTTGAGCAGATCTAATGACCAATGCATTATCTGGAGTTTGAATAAATCTTGTATTTACAACTAAGTTTGCTGTTGCATATCTTCTATTATTGTCTGAGTCTACATCTCTAAATATTCTAAACTCAGCATCTTCAATAATACCATTTAAAATAGTATCAGATAATACTGAAGATCCAACTTCTGTATAGTCTCTAATCTTTTGTAATAATTCTGTGTATGTCATCCTTGTTTAGTATCCAATGGTCCAGCTAAGACTTGAATACCTCCTCCTGTTTCTGTACTCGAAGCATTTGAAACCAAGTTAAACGTATAACTATTTTCTAAAGTTATTGTAGAAGGTTGGCCTGCTTGTTGTTGAGTTGTTTGTATCATAGTTATTGAATAACCGCCAACAATAATTGCACCTGAATTATGAGCGCTAGCAGTTGTGTTTTTAGGTAAGACTCCTCTAAACTGTGAGTTAGTTCCTCTTACACATCCTGTTAAATCATTACTTGATTTACCAGTGTATTGAATAACTTCATTGTTAAAATAAGAATCTCCATCATCTGATACATCTACTTTTTCAATCATAAAAAATCCTGACGTAGGAAACGCTGAAGCATCTGTTAATGAAATAGTTGTGTCAGTTGCAGTTATGTTTGAAGCTAACGTTGTAGTTAATTCTAATGTAGATTTTGCTACACCACCAACAGTTTGAGACTTAACTGCTTGAAATCTTACAATGTCATTATTTACTCTTGCACTATTTGGCTCTGATACGGTTACTAGAGTTGAACTTGAAGCTGTTGTAAAAGGATTAAGAGGTAAAAAATCTGTAGTTCCAAATTCTGTTCTTGCAGGTCTAGCAGTTTCTAAACCTTGTGGATCAGCAACAAATGGTTTTGGTTCTAACTGTGGTTGCTTACGTTCGTATTCTGAATAATGTACAAACTGACCATTCCATTCTGTAACCATTTCTCTCCACGGAAAAGCTAATCCGCTTCGATCAGAGATTGCTAAAGCGTGTTTCCCTTTTGCAAACTTTGCCATTAGATCTCCGGATAATAAGTTTTAGGTGATATGTAAACACTAGCAGATGAACCATCTTCAGCTAAAGCTCTTTGTAATTCATCTTCATAAAGTAATTTCATTTCTTGTGTTCGTTGAGGAGCTTTCTTTTGTGATACGTAGTAAGCTAAACCTGCACACATACAAGGTACAAATCTATTAACTACATCTGCTTCGTTAGTATATTTACCTGCATCTTGTAATCTTTGTAAGTAATAAAAGAAAACAAAATCTCCAACTTGAGAAGTACCTGGAGTTAAATATAAAGTTACTGTCACTCTATCTATAAATCTTTGTACCCAATATTGAGAAGGTTGACCTGTAGCAGTTTTATTTGAAAAAGCTGAATATTGTGACCTGTTTACTTTCGACAAAGGAGAATCTACATTAGCTGAAGTTCTATAACTAGATTCTAAAAGATCAGAAGCCATATTTACAAAATTATTTACAGAATCATTTTGTGCATGAACAGCAGCTGTTGTATTATCAATTCCTCTGTCAGCTGTTGAGGCAACAATTAAATTATTTCCTGAAACAGAACTATATTGAATTATTTCATTATTAATTTTTATTTTACCAGAAGCAGGCATCTGGGCAACAGAAGCAACAGGGATAGTTAAAGTAGTTGCAATAATACCAGATGTTAAAGTAGTTGTAATTCCGTCTGATGTACCATCGCTTGGTGATCTATAAATTACATATTCATTTTGACCATTGACTAAACTAAATGCATGTTCTCTTACTTGCCAAAAATGGATACCTCTATTGTCCCATTCTTGCAGCATTATGTTTAATGATCTTCTAGCTGAACGCAGGTCATTACCTGAGTAATCAAAGAAACCTAATCTTTCAAAAGCTTCAGTTATAATATCGTCGATCGAGAATGTTTTCTCGAATGTAGTTGTCCCTGAGAAAGCCAAGTTGCCTCCTACGAGTTACTTCCGCCGCTATGCATTACAGTTACACTGTGAATATGTTCAGTGGTAAATGCAGAGTAAACATCAGTTTTAAATAAAATAGGGCCTGGAAAATTAATCACGATGGGATCAGCTTTTGCAGGTGTTCTAACTTTATATTTTATAGTACCTGAAGCTCCTCCATCACGAAGAATTAAATTTCCAGCAGTTGCTAAACTATCTATATAAACTCCGTGCACTCTTGTTCTTCCAACTTGAACAGTTGTACCTTCAGTATTCACAAATGATGCTTGTAAATCTTGCGATGATCCAAATGTTGACATAATTTTTATCTCCTTAAAATTTATATGTGGGGCCGAAGCCCCACACTAATTATTTATTACGTATCGCTAAATGGTGTAACAATAGTTCCTGATCCTAAAATCAAAGTATTGTGCACCAAGTATTGAGCAGTTTCTAACGCTGTAACTTGAATTACAGATCCAACAATTCCACCTTTAGTTGTTCCATTCATAGAAAGAACATCATTAGATGCGCCAGGGAAGAAAGCTTTTTTACTTCCATCATTTACTGCGATCATAGCTGCACCTGTAAATTTATCTACACCATCAGTTATGATTTGTAGATCAGTTGCTAATGTATCTACATAAAAGTAGAAACTTGCACCGATGTTGTTTAGATTGTTAAAGTCATTATCACCTGCTGATGCACCATTTGCATTTACATTGATTGAAGGTAATGCATAGATACCATCTGCGTCTTGTGAAATTAAAATTCTTCCAGCATGGTTGTTAACAGTTAAAGCTAAACCGCTAGCACCTAAGCCAGTAGAATTAATTGTTTTTGTTGCTCCAGGGCCTGTAGTTATAAAGCCATTTTTAGAAATGACCGGTCCTGAAAAGGTTGTATTTGCCATAGTATTATTCTCCTAGTTTCCGTTCACATAGTCTCTAGGCCGTCGACTGTACGCGTCTATGTAAACTAATTAAATTATACAGTAAGTTTTTTATACACTAGTTTTTAGTAGAGTGCAAGAGAGCCTGTAGTGTGGAGTGGATTTTTCCAACGATGTAGCTTTTTGTTTAAGTAGCTACGGAAACTTGCGGAGCAGAGTTTTCAACTTTATTACGCATGTGTTCTCTTTGCGCCTCTGCCATCTTAATATGACTTAAAACATC